AAGCGGCCCGCGCGGCAGCTGATGCGCCGGACTGGCCGGGATACACCAACGCCCAGGGCGGCCCATTTGTTCCGCGAGATTGCCTGCGCGTTCGCCTCAACTACGAATACACCGAGGATGGCAATGATTATGGTGACACGGTCGCCAAAATCACTGGTATCTATTGCCCGTACTCGGGCGGTGATTCTGTCATTTTCACCCGCACCACCGATTACAAGATTGTGCCGAAGCGTAAGCCGTCGCCGGTCGAGAATTTGACCTTAGAAGGCCGCGCAGCGGCCCCTCGGAGTTCTGTCAATAACTGTACGGGGCGCTCCGCTTCGGATAAAAAAACACCGTCAGAAGCGATGGTGCCAGCAAATAAAACTGCGCCTGACGACAGTACAGTGACAGAACTTCCGCTGAATATCGAAGATTTAAGGCGATATTCACGCCAGCAAAGGCAGGAGATCACCTCTAGGCTGAAAAAAACCAGTAGCGAAAGCTCAGATCAAGCCTTCATGCGTACTGCGCGAGGTCTTCGTACGTCTATTGATGATGAAACCGCGCTGACATGGGGGCCAAAAGTTACCGCCGCGAAAGATATGAGCCTGACGCCAGAAGAGGCCGAGCAGCGCTGGCGCGAGCAACTACGGATTGAGGCGGAACGGCGCGCGGATAACTACGCGGCGGCGGTTGCGGAGTATCAGAAGAAAAAAGCTGAAGCTGCATTGCTTCGTCAGAACGGCGCAGCATCAATTAACCAGACTCAGAATTTACCACAACCAGACATTAGAGCGGGCGCCCAGGTAATGCCTGATAAAGTGATCGCGGGTCTGGATAGACGTAATATAATTCTCACCAATGAAGAGGTTAGAGCGTTGTTAAGTGGCTGCATTCTGGCGTATAGCGAAATGGAATTTGCCATCAGAGAAGGGGGGCTAGTGGTAGAGCATCGGCTTTATAAGCATGCCAACCACGCCCCAACATCGGCGACAAAGCAAAGTGAGTTACTTAATCGCTGGCAAAAGGCTATCAGGAAGAAATCATGACCACGTTCAGTGTAGAAGTTCACGAAGATATCGTCACCAGACTTAAAGAAAGTGTACGTCCGGAAATAACGCTTGATCTGCCATCTGTGCCGGAGCAAGGCGATAAGTTGTGGGTGAAAAGCCTGCGTGGTACGCATATTGTAGAAACGGAAAAGTGCATGATTCTGGAGTCGTGTCGCGTTTCACGCCTGCGGCCAACTGTGCGGTTGGTATTGTTATTTGGTATTGCAACTAATCATGGGCACGACGCTACAGGCGAACAGGAAGCCCTCCACGAAAGGCGCCGGCATGTACCATTGCCAGAGATCATTCGCAGCATTAGCTCGAAACAAAGCCAAAAGGAGTTGTCGCAGAGTCGTGCTCAAATGGCCCGCAAATTAGCGCTGCTGAATAAGAAAGGCACCGTCATCCCTGAGCGTGCTGGCCATACATCGAGTACCGTTACAAATGACTGTGCTGCAGGTGGAGTGGAAGATCCTGATTCTGCAGGGAGCGATACAGAATGAGCTATCTGGGAAGCTAGGCGGCCAGTGGTGTCTATCAAAAAAGCATCGCCGAAATGCCGCCATATGATACCTACATTGAAACGTACTTGGGTGGTGGCGTGGTGATGTTGCGCAAGCCTTGCGCTCGGGTATTTAGATGGATAAAGAAAGACGTTTGTTTAGGCATCTTTCTTTAGCGGTCTTAACCATCGAGAGGAATTGAATTTAGTTGCCTAGGGTACTGTAATCAGCCTCGGTGAGCTCCGTTTCCCTATAATGATATCCTTTTCTTTTTGCGCTTTCGATAAGGGATTCAAAATTTTTATGTCCCTGTGGTATCAAATCTCTTTCATAAAACGAAGCAATTTGATTGCCTAGTGTTGTGAAGAAATAACATAAAATCTGCGACGGATATGGGATGGGGTTATGTGGGTATTGTATTGTGAGAATTCTTTTTCCATATCGTAAGTGAGTTAGGCTGTTAGCACAATTTATATATCCTGAATCAGTCGGACTAATTAAATTCAAGTGGCTGATTTCATAAATCATTTGACTTAGCTTTATTTCTTTCCCATCTATATTAAAAACTGTATCAGCATGACCTGAGGGGAAGCAGTTAACCTCATACAATCTAATACTGGCGTTGATAATTTGACCAAACTTACGGAAACTTGCTTCATCAAATGATGCAATGCTGTTTAGGACAATCATAGTAATAGAGCCAGGCTTCTTTAATTCTTCAGAAAATGCTTTGGCTAGCAACTGCGAACGCCATTCTTCATTTAAAGAGGAGGCGAGTTGATTAAATTTATCAATCCATCCATCACTTATTTCTTTTTCATTATCAAATACATCATCATCACCGATGAAGTTTTTTATTTTACTAATGGTGGAGAATTTATTGAGTTCCTTAGTCAGTAAATCATAGTCATTTTGGGCTCGAATTCTTTCGAGTCCATTTGAGTTAATTATTTTATCTCTTAGTTTAGCCCTATCCGCTGAAATGTTTTTTGCCTCCTCAGCAAGGAAAAGAGAGATCGCTTCAAGACGAGACTTATTGAGTTGATAATTAGAGTAATTTTCAACCCCAGCTTTGGATTGAGATAACAGAAATGGTCCCGTCACTTTAACAATACTAAAGAGAGGCTTAGCAAGCTTCTGAACTATTGCAATCACACCACCGTCGGTCATTTTTATTTCCTTTTAGACTTTACCTAATACGTTTAGTTTAAGCACATAATCATGATGAATCATAGTGCAAAAAAATGCACAATTTTGCACAATTTTTGAAGCTTCGTTTTTGCTACGCAGCGCCAGCACTGGCGGGGCCTGGGCGGTCTACACAAAGTGCAAAAAAAGAGGTCGGTTTAGCGCGCAGGCGAGGCGGGGGAGCAAGCGCGCGTAAAGGGGGTAAGGGAGGGGGGCGTATCGTTCGCCAGTCGCGTCCTGCCGCGCGCTGATTTCTGGTGCAGATCCGGAGAGCGCGAGCGAGTGAACGCGCCAGAATGGCGCTGGCGGCGTCTGGTGAGATGTAGGGATTCGAAAGTGAGTGGGCGGCCAGTGTGGCCGGATACTGATACGGGGTGGCGGGTACCGCACCGCCAGAAATGACGATGCGGCCTGGTGTTACTTCGTGCTTTCGAGCAGTGCGTAAGGATTGAAGCGGATCACCTCTTCGCCCAGCCAGTCGTTAACATGTTTCATGGCTTCCATGTAGGGCGTCAGCTCGTTGACGGCGAAGACGCGGGCCGCCTTCTCGATATCGCCAAATGATCCGTTGCCTTCCGGAATGGCGCCCATTAATTGAGGCGGCACCCGATGCGCGGCTAACATGTCATCGCGGGTGGAGGACTTCACCCCTACGAATTCATCCTTTGCCGATATCTGGCTGAACGGCAGGATCTGCACGGAGTCTTTGCCGCCGTTAGGGGCATGAAGAAGAATGTTCTTGAATGCCCCACCGCGTCGGGTATCTGTTAGCGTCTTCTTCAGCTTGTCGAGGCTCTCCTGATCGGCCATTGCGCTGTTCACGTAGACGATACACCCGGCATGTGAGCCATTGTCGTAATAGAGTTTGCGGAACTTATCGGCAGAATGTGCCAGGTTCGCCGACAGCAACCCGGCGAAATACTCCGGCATACCGTAGATCTCCTGGTGAATATCAGGGCTAAGAACGTGGCAGACAGAGCCAGTTGCAAACTGGTGATCCTGTAGCCCGGATTGAATAAACCAGTAGGTGTCCAGGTCGGAGCCGCGACGGGTATATTTAGCCAGCGAGTTACGGAAGCCGAGAGAACCGCCAAGCCGGTTTTTCCTCATCTCCAGATAGCCGTTCCCGAACACGAACCAGTCAAGCGCGAAGGATGAGAACACCTGGCGGGAAAGCAGTTTGTGCGGGATAAAGCAACCGGCCAGCACGTTGCGTTTGAAGTACAGCGCCGACTGATGCCAGCTGGCATAGCCGAACTGGCGGGCCAGCCCGTACCAGTCAACCGGCGTTTCGTAGTACCGCCCGTTATCGGCGCAGTACATGTTATCGAGCAGGTCATACGCGCCACTCACCGGCCAGGGGCCGTCGAATGTGAACGAGTTCAGCTCAGGTGCAGCTTTTAGCGAGACGGCGAGATCGGCCTGCTCCCTGGCATACTGCCTGCCGCGCATGGATTTTCGTTTGCTCAAGGTTAATACTCCGTAACTGTCATACTGCTGCCGCCTTCCTGCCCCAGCGGCTCGTTAATGGTGGCAAGCATCGTCGCCCAGGCGAGATCGCCGTGACTGACGCCGCGCGAGCGGTCAGTGTCGTAAGTGATAACGCCGCCGGGGGTAACAATCTTGCGAACAGAGTTGAACGCGCCAACGAGATCAAGCTCTCCCCGGTCATATTCCCAGCGGCCACCGCGAACGAGCTGCTGCATCTTCAGCACAAGCATGCGTTTGCTGGCCGGTGAGAACTGGTAACAGACCGCTGCCGGGAAGTGCTTTTTAACCAGCTGATAAACAGCCTCACCGATGCCGGTGCCATCAATCCCGATGTGTTGCACGTTATAGCGACTCAGCATGCCGATAATGAGATTGGCCTGCTCTTCGAACTCCATCCCGCGTATGCGTAGCGTCTCGACGGTGCGGAACTTGCCACCGGCGACCATTGGTACGGCATTGACTGAAATGGCGCCGCTGTCGCCTTTGCCGCTGGCACCGTTGGGATCGTAGCCAATCCAGACCGGGCGATCCGCCA